TTGTTGATGCTGTTATTACGAAACCTACTGCGAGATCATCCGTGTTACCAGCTGAAAGTGTTACAATATTAGCACTATCAACGTCAGTATTTATGGTAATTGCAGACACATAAGTATTTGCACCAGAAACAACAGAGACGTCTGAAGACTGAGAGATTGTGAACGCAGTTGAGTTAACAACTGTAGCAATCTTTGCAGCACCAGCAACAGTAACATTATTTGATGTTGAGGTTAAAACATACAAATCTGTATTCAAATTTGAAGTATTACCAGTTGTCAAGCGAATAGTTGAAGAATTTACTTGCGCTCTTGCCGTAATGGATGGTGAAGAACCGGTAGTATTAGCAGCTCTTGATACGTATAGAGCATTTGAGTAACCTAAGAAATTTGCGGCTGTGAAAAATGTTTCAGCGTTTAGATTTGTTGGCTTACCAAAACGTGTAACGAGAGCGGTTTCGCTATCTACAAGAATTCTCTGCCCAATTGGACCCCAGCGGAACACACCAGCGAACGCACCGATTGATGTGGATACTGCAGGAACAATTGTTGTTAAATCAATTTCTGATACATTTACGCCAGGGCTTACTTGAAATGGCATATTTTTTCTCCTTTTTAAGAAACAGATCTTATTTCTTTAGTGATATTTATAAATATCACCACTTCATGCATTAAACCAAAGTGTTTTGTTGCCTGCGGGAGCTTCTTCAACAAAAGATTCTTCTTCATAATCGTTGAATCCAAAAGGTAATAAATCATCAAACATATCTTCTTCATTCTTTTCTTTCAATCTTATTAAAGTATTAATGTCAGTAACATCTTTAAAATAATTTTGATTTGTCAACCACGAGAATAAAACTAAGCACATGACTAGATCATCATGTTTTCCATTTTCTGCTTCATAAGAATTGTGTTTTTTTGAAAAAGTAGATAGTTCTTGAATAGTTTCATGATCTTGAATAATAAGTTGGTTCTGTTCGATTAACATCTTCATGACAGAACAACCTATAGATTTTACATTTCTAGTGGTTCTTATTCCCTTTTCAATATTTTTTCCAAATCCAGAAGAAATTCTTTTGCCGTTTCTGCCCATTGCTTCAGTAAATAGCATGTTATCATATTCAAAATCATGATATAGAATATCTGATATTTGCCCACCGATATCATTTGATTCAACGAGCAAAAATGCTCTGTTATAAGCTATGATAGTTTTATGAAGCATCTCAGCATAATCTACAGGATTGATAATATTGTTTCTATAAACACACACCTGCTTATATGGCATTTCAGTCACATCAATTATTTGAAATGCCGAATAATCTAAACCTTTTCCTCTAGCTACGTCAGCAACAGCGACGTAAATTCTATTTTTATCGGGTTTTTCATATTGATTTAAACCGAATTGTGAAACTTCAGGAGTTTTATGGATTAGTTCTTTAAGCTTCCACCCTGCTATAAGTGTTCCTGAAGAACCAAGAAACTCTACGTTGTGTTCTTGATTAAATTTTTCAATATCACCACCCATAGCAGCGATAGTATCTTCCATCCACTTTTTATCTCGACCGGGAACATCTTGCCAAGTTACTTTAATTGGAATATAATTATTTCTGCCTTCTTCCGCTTCAAACCAAATTTTATGGAAGTGATTTAATCCATTCGGTGTTGAAACCAACACGATCTTTGTAGATTGACCAGACGAAATAGTAGGAAAAACTGAAGTAAAGAACTCATCCCAATTTTCAATGAACGCCGCTTCGTCGATGAATAGAAGGTTAATAGAGAAACCACGAATTGAGTCCGAAGAAGTAGAAGAAGCAATAACCCTTGAATTATTTTCTAGAACGAAAGAACCCTTGTTCCATTCGATAACACCCTGCTGTAGCCATTTTGGCAAGTGTTGATAAGCTAATTGAATTCTACCAAGAATTTCTCTAGCGGTATCTCCTTTATTAGCAAGAAGGGCTACTGTTTTTTCAGCATTAAAAATTATATAGTGTAAAATAACACCTGCGATAGCGGTTGTTTTACCAGCCTGACGCGCTGTTGCAACAATAGTATATCTCTCATCTTTCACAGTATTTAAAATTTGATGTTGATACGGGTATAACTCGATCGTCATAAGACCTTTGTCTACGTTGACAATCTTCATATATTTCTCAACAAAATAAATAGGATCTTGAGCACATCTTAAATACTCCTGAACAAGATCTGGAGTCCATTCAATACCTACATTAATTCTTTTAAGGTTTATATTACCATTATAACCTTCATTCATTTTTCATGCCGTGTATTAATTTTTGTAATTCTGCAGTAGAACCAACAAATAGATTATTATTAGTTATATTTTTAGAATCATTTTGTTTGTTTGGAGCTTCAATGTCTCTTACTTTTTTCTGCAGATCCATTAATTCTTTGTTAGAATCTACTATAGTTTTCATCAGAGTGCTTAAAACTTCAAAAGCTCTTGGATGTTGTGATTGATCTGCAATTTCAGCAAGCTTTAAAAGAGAGTCTTTACCTGTTTCTATAACATCTCTGATGTTTGACCTTGCGTATGTAAAATCTTCTATTGCTGAGTCATCATGCGAATTATCTAAAAGTGTTTGAACAGGATCATATGTTTGCAGTGGACGCATATTTAAAGCGTCTCCAATATGGTCTTTATTTTCTTCATCATTCATTATTCAACCGGTCCTAAGAAATCAATCGTTGTTATATAACCGAAATCATCATCTGCTTCAATTTCAGTGTATGATATAGTTAAACTATTATTTGTTGTTGGCTCGCCATTAGCAGTTAAACCAGGCTTTACGGTTACTCTATCTATAGGATCTGTTGTTCCAATAGCTGTTCTTAGTTTGCCATCATCAACATTAGGAATATAGAAAGTTGTATTTGCAAACTTGATAATTTTAGATGTTCTAACTGGACCATAGATATAGCCTTTTAATGTGAAATCAATTGTCCAAATCAAAGAATCTCTTTTCTTATAATTATCTTCATATATATCTTGTATATCAATATTATTCATTACCACTGGAATATCCATCTTGATATCCATTTCTGGAATAAGATTCACTGTAGTAGTCCAGTCAGGAGTAAAGAATGGAAGTATTTGTTCTACTATCTTGGTTCCATCTTCAGCGTTTTTTGCATAAATGTATAACTTAAATTGTAAATCATATGGAACAGGATTGTACTGATATTTAAATTTATTTGCGCTATCAGAATCTATTTTTACCATTCTATTAATAGTGGGTAATTTTCTACTACCATCATATTCCATTTTCACCATTTCAAAAGACATTCTAGGCAAAAGAATTGCTGCTTGTTTATCAATTTCTGGATCTGCTGCTATTCTAGTTAAAACTTTTTCTTTTGGTGCATATGATAGTGGAACTTTTAACAACTGAGTAACGTTTCCACTAGCATCAGCTCTCGTGATGTGAATATCGTTGAATAACGTTCCAAATAAAATTACGTATTTTCTTATTGTGCTAAAATAGAACGTATGGCCAAACATTAAAATGTACCACCCTCTGAGAATGGATCTCTTTCTGTAAAGTCTAAAAAGTTATCAGACTCTACTTGGATATCTTCGTTGTCTGCTAGTGCATCAATTTGGCCAGCAGAATAACCTTCTACTACTATATAGTCAGAATTCTCGTCAAGCAATCTATCACCATTTTCATCTAATATAGCCCAATCAAATACATTTAAACTATACTTAGTTTGTATTTGATCAATTTCTTCTATTCCAGTATTAAATACTTCAGAAGAATATTCAAACAATTCACACGTCAATTCGTAAGTTTGAAGAGCACCTAATTGATAAAAGAATTCTCTATTATCAACAAACTTAATCTCAAAAGGCTTTTTATTTAATGGGAAGTAAATAAGATCGCCTTCTTTAGGTCTTGTTATATCAACAAATGCCCCTACTTCTTCGTTAAAAACTCTTTGGGCTACAGAAAAAGTTACTTGATCTCTTATCTCGAGACCAAACTTAGACATGAAAACACCATCTCCAGAAAATCCATTCACACTCTTGATATACATTTCAATCATATAAGCAGAATTATATTGTGAAATAGAATCTGATTGATAAATTGGATCCTGATCTACAAGTGTTCTAGGAAGATAATAGACGTCATGGCCATAGATCTTAATAGATTCTACAACTAAGTTTTCAAGAAGAAGTTGTTCTTGACTATTTTGAAAATTATTAAAGAAAAAATTTGTAGCCATATGTATACATTTTATCCTATCATATCCGTAACTGGTAAGCTAAATGAAGAAATCATTTCTTTTTCTAACTCATTGATTTCTTCAATCGCTTCGTTATAGATCTGCTGACCATTAAAGGTTAGACCTCCAGGAAGTTGCATTCCATTATATTTCTTTAAATTATTACCCCATTGTCTTTTTACAAGAGCAGTACAATATCTGGCTAGCCATCTATCACCCCACGCATCAGTATAGGTATCAGGATCTACTACCTGATATGCTTCAACTATTAAATATTGACCAACATCTACTTTATCCCAATCCATATCTATGTGAAGAATATCGCGGTGTCTATTATATCTTATTGGTTGTTTACCAACCAACATATACTCCAAAAATTGGATATGTTGGAATGCCATATAATAAGGAATCATAGATACTGATGTAAGTGTGTAAAGATCATTCAATGCTATTTGATATCTAATATTAAAAAGATTATTTGTTCCAACATTGTTTCCAATATCAAATAAATTTACCACGCCGATTATATTTTCAGGAATAGTTATATATTTGTTGGTTTTATCATCTGAAGTAATCACATGCTTATAAAACGTTTTTTCCGAGCCATCAAAATGATAGTCCCAATAATATTTCAACGCTTCATCGATACGATCATCAACTTGATCATCATCTACGTTGATCTCTATTACAGGTTTGCCTAGATTTCTAAGGCAATATTCCTTAAATTCTGCTCTGGATGTAGGTACGGCCATTAGAAAACCCTATAAATAATTATGCGTTTTATCTATTTATAATGGAAAAATATTATGAAACAACATGCGATATTTCCTACTTTGATTTCTGAATTTGACTATGATTTTCCTTATCAATTCAAAGAAACGTTCTTTCAAAATGTGTTAAAACATGTGGATGAGAATGGAAATTCAAATGAAAACACTGGTCATCTAACCATTCATCATGATGAAAATTTTAAACCTCTTTTTCAATTTATCAGCAAAAGTGTTAAAGATCATATTTCTGCATATAATACAGATCCAGAACGAATGGATGCATACATAGTCAAGAGTTGGCTGAACATCATCAGAGACATTCAGACGCCATATCATTCTCATGCAGATGCACACATATCATTTGTGTATTATGTTAACATACCCGACGACATCTTAGAACCTATCAGATTTTTCCCTCACGAAAAAGGTCGTCATGAACCGTACTCAGGATTCACCAAGTATGCGAATCATACAGGCAAATGGGATATGTTTAATGCTCAGTCTTGGGAGTTTCATCCTAGGGAGGGTAATCTTCTGATCTTTCCTGCTAGTATGCCGCATGATACTTTGTTAAAAAGCGGCGAGGTGAAGAGTATGGAGAGTCAGAATTTTCCGCTAGAACATTTAATGAAAAAGCGCATATCGATAGCAGGTGATGTGATACTGACATTTAAAGAAAAAACGGCAGTAGCGATGGGGTTACAACCTATTAAAAATTGGAGAAAATTTTGACTAAATTATTATCCATTGGTGGTTTTTATCATGATACTAATGTATCATATTTTGATGGTAATAAATTACGTTATGTAAAATTAGAAAGAATTTAGTTATGACACATAACATACACTTCTCGTGACAACGTGAACGGACTCAAAGGATCCCTATTTTGTATTACAACAGTAAAGGAAAAGGTACTAGTAATCTTATGGATTGGCTCTGATCTTATGGCGCTTTCGAGCGCATACTACTATAGTCTATTAAACGATCTTACTCTTTGAGGAGGCTACTAATTGATGAGAGAACATGATAAGACTATCTAAGTAAAGTATTTATATCCAACATGTTATATAAGTGCTGTACAAGAGCTAAGGGCGCCTGCTCACACATATTTTGAT